CGGTCACGTTTTTAACCGTGCCAATAAGACGCAAGGTTGTGCCAGTGGTAGCACCTTGGGGATGAGCAGAAATGGTTACTGCTGGGCCTGGATTTGCCATGATAAGTTTCCTTAAAAAAAGTTAATGAACGGGGAGGATTTCTCCCCCCCTATCCAATTAGGAGGCGATACGGCAGGCCAACTCGGGATAGAGTGGAGCCCAGCCATAGAGTACATCCAATCTCGTTGGCACACTATCATTGTTGATAGTATATTGACGTACAACACGCATAGACAAACCAATTTCCTTATCGCTTGCACGACCAGCAAAATGGACTCCGTCTGGCAGCTCGAGTGGAGCCATAGCCAGCGTAAATGCATTGCGGTGCATCATTATATTTTGCGGGGAAGCCACGCCGGTGTTGTTAAACGCCGTAATGTTTTGCGAACCGCTAGAAGTGATGCTGACGTTTTGGAATTGACCAGCGGTAATGATAGCGGGGCTAACTTGTACCGATGTTGCGCCAGTTCCGACAGAAGTCGTAGCCATCACAACAAAGTTACGCAGTTTGCCGTAAGACTGACGATTCTGTGGGTTGACTGCGAACACGCCAGGGATGGTGAACACGTCACCAGCATTGAGCGTAGAAGCAGACGATGCAGCCAAAGAAATAGTCGAGAATTGCGACCAACCAGAAGTCAGGAAGCCGGTTGCTGTAGTCACGTTGATTGCAATGGTGTTTGCGCTCCACGAACCAAAGGTTTGGCTAACAACGTTCTGATCCAGTTTCCAATTGCATCCAGCCGAATCACGACCCATCAAACCCTTGCGATACTGTTCGCCGATGGCTTCTTGGGGTACAAATAGACCCTTGAGGCTGTCGACGATAGTTGCAGAAGTGAATGGCTCAATGATGACCGAACGGCGACCGTCACGGGGAGCGCCTTCGCTGTCCAAGTATGCGCCAGCGGTCAGATAAGTAATCAGACCAGTTGGGGGCGTACCGGCAGTGCCGACGATGTTCGCGGTGTTCGAATTAGCCATAACCATACCATCGCGGTCAATCTTATTGGCGATTGCAGCAACGGCGGGCTTCAGCACACGATCCGAAAACATATCCAGAGACAGAGCCAAGTCCTGAGTGGTGAACTGGGTATCAACGTGAAATTGTGTCGATAAAGTGACAGGTACAGACGATTCGTTGAAGTCCTCAACATTAAGCGCTGGCCCCGTAGTACCGATAAAACGACCAGGTTTACGGACGTTCACGGTGTTACCGATTTTCGCACCAACAACGGCAAATTGGTCGTCGTAGTTGCGGTCTACTTCACTGGTGAAAGTGAGTTCGTTCTCCAAGACCATCAGCGCTTCGTTGGTGATCTTGGAAATGGTTAGCAAATTATTTGCCATGATTTTTCCTTAAAAAATAAACTATCGAATTCGACCAGCCTTGCGAGCCGCTTTCCACGCTTGGTAACTTCCGTGAAACTGACCGTCTGAGCCAATTTCTACTTGGTTAGCGTTTCCAGCATTCCGAATCGGGCTGATCGGTGGTGGTGCTTTACTTTTACCGACAGGATTACTTTGCTTAGTCTCAGGTTGCTTCTCAAACTTCGCTTCCAACTTTCCAATCTCGCGTAGCGCAGCAAATGGCGACATTGAGGCAATCTTCTTTGCAAGATCGTCCTCTTTGGCTAAGTGGTATAGGATTTGTGGGCCTACGTCACTCTCCAAAATGGCATCACGAATGGGGTCGCTTACCGCAACACCACTTGAGGCCACCATGTCATCAAAATCGGGAATATCGGCCTTCGCTGTTGCAACCTTCTGCGCCCAGGTAGAAATTACTTTCTGCCGCGCTTCGTCTGCCCTGCGCTCCACATCTTCACGATCTCGCCTAACCAATGCCTGCTCAGCCGACCAATCTGCCAATGCTTCTGCGTATTCAAAAGCATCCGTAAATTGACTCGGTTGAGGCTTTACGTCTGCATTTTTAACCTGTTGGGGTTGTTGCTGCTGACGTACTGCCGCTAACTCAGCTTCCAGCTTTTGCCTTGCCTCACGTTCCTGCGCCGCTTCTTGACGGGCCTGTTCGCGCTGCTTGGTTATCTCTGAAAACCTCTTTTCAAGTTTCGGATTTTGTTTCCGTTCCTCTGTCGGTTTCGCTTCCTTTTCTGCTCCTGATTCACTCCGATCCTCGTTATCTGTCGGCTCTGAAGGAGAATCCTCAACTTCAGCCTCGGCAGGCGCTTGATCGGCTAAACCCATTCGGTTTGCATAAAATTCCGCTGCATTCTCGCTAGTCAATACTTGACCGGCTTCTTTTTCACTTGACATGAGTTTCCTCAAGATTTTTGCCCAGTTGAAACCTAACTGGTAAGGTTGTGTGGTTTATACCACAAATCTATATTGCGCGCTCAGTTGTTTCCAACGATGCCGCATGGGCCGCTGCCTTGTCCAAATGGGCCAGCATGAGGGCAATTTCACCCTTCATGCGCTCAATTTCCAGTTGGGTTTGGGTTTTCAGCACAGTATCGTGGGCCGTTGTCTCGACCTTGAGTTCCATTTCCTTGTGGCGCTCGGCGTTTTTCAGTTCAATGTCGTGGGCGCGGTTGGTTTCTTTAATCAACACGCGCTTGGTCTCGGCATCCTGCTTGACCTGTTCAATGTCCTGACGCTGCTTAATGACCATCTGCATTTGCTGCAATTGTTGCTGCATTTGCTGCATTTGGGCCTGATTTGCCTTGAGTTGCATCTGAACTTGGGGCGGAACAGGCGATTTATCGTCAATCTGCGACATGGGATTGGAAGCGGCAAGACGGTCGGCAATGACCTCTGCGCCAGGGAAATCCATGTTTCGGAACACCAAGTCGCCCGCAACTTTAAACAGTTCGGGGTTGCCGTTTACCAATGGCATCATTGCCTCAACTGCCGCTTGGCGCTTGGAATTGAAGCCTGGGCCGGTATCCATTACCACATCGTACTGCCCAACCGTCATGTCGTGCATGACCTTATACACGCCTTGATCGTCTTGGCTCGGCTGGTTAATGTTGACCAAATCAGGCTTTCCGTCTGCCCCAATGATCCGCATTACTCGCTGGGAGTCGTAAATATGGGGAATTAAATCAAGAATGATCTTTCCGGTCTGAGCAATTGACTTTGTAAGGTTGTCGTAAAAGTCAAAGTTTGTCAGGTCGACCTGTTGCTGCTGCCCATTTAGCGCTTTACCTGAGATATTGCCTGGCATCTGCTGTGACGGGTCATAAATGCCCATCAGAGTGGCAATGTCGGTGTTTATCCCTGCCGCTGCTGCCATGACACCGGAAGGCGGTGGCTCGGGCTGGAGGCGTTGCGGAGGCGGTGCGGTATTTCCATCAATGTCGGTTTGCTTGTAGCGCAGCAGTGGGAATGACTTAACGTTAGCCGCTGCCCATTCGCTTTCGTGACCCTCATCTTGGCCTTCTGCCATGATCCATTTGGCTTTGGGAGCCAGCGCAACCGATTCTGTAATGGTGGTCTGCCAGAAGTTGTACATCCGCTGGGCATCCTTGGCGTGACGCACCATGCCAAACTTGTGGCGCTTGTCACCAATGACAACGTGCCGCCCGTAAACGGGGACAACAGGGATATAAGTGCCAGGCCAATCGCGTTCCTCAATCACCTCCATTGCAGTAAGTTTCTTCCACTTGATTGTCCGCTTGAAGGATTTGCGCTCACCGATGATCTGAATGCCTGCCGCCTCAAGACGCGCTTTAAAGTCCTTACCCTCGGAGAATTTGGACGTTCCATCGCTCAATTGGTACAGGGTTGCCGATTCCCGTTTAACGTAGAAATACTCGGCAATGCGTATATCTTCCTTGGTAATCCATTCGGATTGACTATCACCCGTGCCACGTTGGGTAAAGGATGTTCCATCATCATTGTCGGGGTAAAGTTTGCGGAACTTGGCCTTGCTCATCATGGTGGTGATGAGGCAGCGCTCTGCATCCGAACCATCTACACGCTCGGAATTGGGGTCAAAGTAAACGGTAAAAGGGTTTGGAATTGCGTCAATGTAGATTTCCTGATCAAACGAATCTTCTTTGACGTAATCGGTTGTTACCCGCCAAAAGCCCCAACCCATCCGCACGGCATGGTCAAAAGCGGTATCGTAGGCGTTGTCAGCGTTGGAATTGACCTCAATATGCCGGCACATTCCTTCAATTACGTCTGCGGTTTTTACGTCCGCTTCGTTGTTTGTGGCGTGAACTTTGATGCGGGGACGTTGCTGGCGCTGCTGATTGGTAACTTGGCGGCAATATCCGTCCAACTTGTTAATCGTCAGGACAGGGCGCGATTCAAGGTTACGGGAGTTTTGCAGTTCAACGGGCCATTGGTCGCCATTGACAAACTTTAAATCCTCCAAACCTTCTTGGCGATTCATCGTGTCTGCATCGTTGCAGAGTTTGAGAAAGTCAATTGCTTCGTCAATAATTGGGTCAATATCCATTTAGGCCATCCATGACTGTGGTGCGTTGTAGGTCGGTTTCGCTACCCGTTTCTTCGGCTCATTGAC